GCCCACTGGCGTGTTGCCCGTAGCGGCCGAGGCCAAAGGGCTGAGCTGACCACCATTGCCGGGCTTGATGAACACCGCGAAGAACGCCGACACCACCGCCGCTTCCAGCTCGGCGTCCGTGTAGCGGTCGAGCTGTTTGAGCTTCTCGATCACCGGCGCCAGGTAAGGCACCCCGCGGGGCTGACCCACACGACGGCGCCGGTACAGGTGCAGCAGCACCCGGCCGCCCCGCTCGTTGAAGAACGGACGCTCATCCCAGACCCGCTCTTTAACACCCAGCGCACCTGGATGGCTGCGCAGGATGTGCGCCTTGACCGGTGCCCCGTCCGCATCACGTTCTATGCCGGCGGTGAGGGATTCGGTGTCGGCCTTACCCGAGGGATTGCAGACCCGATCGCCCTCAATCAGCTGAATGCACGCTGAGTAGTGGTGGCCGGGTTGAACCTTGTGCGTCAGCAGTGGGAACACATCCCCGCTGCTCAGCACCGAGCGCCATGCCAGCTCCTGCAGACCGTAAAAGTTCTGCTCTCGGGTAATGTCGCAGCAGTTAGTTTCGGCCCAAGACTTGAACAGCGATTCGGTATTGCGCTGCCAGTTGCGGGCCTGTTCTTCATCCCACCCAAGGATCTGGCGATTGACCACCGACTTGAGGGCCAGGCCGGTACCGACCGTTTTTGTCGTCACCGTGTTGATCGCGCCGCCGCCGATGGGGTTGTTGCGCTCCAGGTCGCGACAGCGTTCGCGCAGTGTGGGCAAGTCAGGCAGCAGGTCCGCCGCGGCACTGCCCGCCGTAGGATTCCAGGCACTCAACGAGCGCTTGGCCTTGGAAGCTCCGGTGTAACCGCCCAACGCGGTCATCGTCATCCGCGCGTGCATCCGTTTGGCACCGCGCTCCGGACTGATCCAACTGATGGCCTTGTCCAGCAGCGTCGGCTCAGGTGCATTCGATGCGCGGCTCATAACGGCGTGATCCCACGCAGCGTTATACCCCGAGGCCGTCCGCTGGCCAGCCGATCAACCTGGCCTTGCCAGTAGTCGATCATCCGCGTGATTTCAGCGGCATCGGCGTATTCCAGCTGCCGGGTGCCGATGCGATAGCTCTGTTTCTGGCTGACCTTGATGCTTGCGTCGAGCCACGCTTGAAGCTGGCTCTGCGCCTGTTCCAGTGTGATGGCCATGGGTTAATTCCTGCGTTGGGAGAGCACACGCATGGCACTGCGGCGCCCAGAAATAACTCTCCCGCCAGTTGGCGGGAGTTCAGGTGGTTCAACAGGTGCGGCCGGCGCCGATGGCTCAGCAGCTGCAGCAGGCCCAGGATCTGGATCGTGAGCCGGCTCACTCGCCGGAGGTGCATCGAAGAAAAGCGCCCCCTGCCGAATCTGGGCATCAAGCGCCGCCCAGTCGTGCTCTTGCAGCAGGTGAGTTTTCAGCGACCGGGCCGCATGCAGGGCGTAGGTTTCACAGTCGGTGGCCTCGTTCGGCTCACCGGCCTTTTTCTGCCACACCTTGCGATAGTGATGCCGGCGGCTGGGAGCTTTCACTTCCGCCGTGATCTGCCGCCAGTAGTCAGGCCGCACCGTCTTGTAGAAGTGCATCCGGCCCGGTCCGTCTCCAGCCAACGGCAAACGCCCCTCAATCCAGAGATCCTTGGCTCGCGAGGTGCCGACGATGTATGGGCGCAGGCCGTACTTCGACGCCTTCTGCTCTTTGTCGGTGTCCACCCCCTGCCGCGGCGCGCTAAAGATTTCTTTTCGTTCATCATCCCGGCTGTTGCCTCGCTCGCTGGCGCCCTTGATCGCCATAACGCCGCGTTGTTGATGCTTACGGCAAAACGCATAGGCCGCGTCCTGGGTGACGGTACCGTCCGAGGTGTCGAGTGACACCGCGAGCACCTTCAACTTGGCACCGCAGGCGTGGATGATGGGAGCAAACAGCAGTTTCTCCAGGTCCAGCCACACGCCCTGATCGGGCAACACCACCTCGCCGTAGATCTCGCCCCAGTAGAGCAGCCAGGATTCCTCACCCCGACCCCAAGCACGCATGACAACCGCGAGGCGGTCATGCTGGACGTCTACGCCGGCCGTGACCACCAGGCCACCCATGGGCACGAACAGTTCGGGGTAGTCTTCCGCCCGTTCTGCCAGCTTGTCTGCCTCGGGCAGGTCGGATTTGTACTCGTAGGCCCGGCCCTGCTTCTGATTGACGAACTTGATCAGCAGCGACAGGTCGCCCATCGACGCTCGGTGCTCTGCGTTGAGTTTCTCGCGCACGATATCGGCCAGACTGGTGCCCGGCAGGCAGGCATAGAGTTCATTCAGCTCAATGAAGCCGGCACGCCCGGCAAAGGGTTTTGTCGGTACCCAGCCACAGTTCGGGTCACCCGCATCAATGGCGTTGAACACCGTGTTGCGAATGTTCTCCTTGCGCTGGTAGTCGTCCCAGATTTCCCCGCAGTGCGGGCAGGCATAGCCCGCTGTTGCCGGATCCGCACGCCCGTAGATTTCATGGGGCTGGGCTTCTTCTTCGATGTCCAGCCACTTGATGTGCGCGAAGTCCAGCACATGAGCCTGGCCGCAGGTGTGGCAGATGATCGGCAACACCCGGCAATCGGTCTGCGCCAGCCGCGCCTCGGTCTTGCTCGCGCCCTTGATGGCTGGCGTACCACCCACCAGCATTTTCGAGCCGGGGTAGCGTTTGCCACGCTCTTCGAGCAGGGCGATCGCATCACCCTGCCCCTTCACGTCGTCGCTGGTATCGTCTGGTTCCTCGACCACCGACAGGCCGACAGACGAGGTGGATTTGACGTTGCCCGGCGAGTTGGACGCCACCAGCTTGAGGAACCCGCCCGGAAAGGTCTTATGGTCCCAGCGGTTGCCGGAAGTGCGGCTGACGTCGACCGGCATCAGCTTCGCCACTTCCTTGTTCGCCGTGACACCGAACTTGAGCTTTTCGTCGTGGAAGTTCTTGCCGTCCTTTTCCTTGGCAAACAGGATCATGATCGGACGCGGCAGGTTATGAATGAACTTGAACAGGTAGCCGATCAGGAACCACGTCCAGCCGATCTGCGCCGCCTTCATCAGGTCAACTTCGCTGACCCGCGGATCGTCCAGGGCAGCGGCAACGCCAAGAAAGTAAGGCGTGTACTGGAAGTCGTAGAGCCCGTGCAACACGCCACTCTCTGAGGGCAGGTAAAACTCGGTGCTCAGGTAATGCGCGGTCGGAATGTCACGCGGCGGGTTGAACTTCCCCGCTGCTGCCAACAAGCTCCGCGCCAAGTTTTCGCGCGTAGCCAGCAATTCGCTCGGTTGTAGGTCCAGCAACTTTGGCCACCACTGTTCGATCAATCGTGAGTTTCTGCACGTTTTCGATTTCCTGAAGGATTCGTTCTAGGCCGCCCAGGTATTCCCGGTTTGCGAAGCTGGCCCAGTCGGACAACACCCGCTCAGCCTCGCCGGCGGAGATCAATGAACGCAGCTTTTCGTGATACGCCAGCCGGCCGTTTGCAGACTTCTGCTGCAAGTCATCGATCCGCGCTCTGTTGAGCTGTTCGATCTGGCTGCCCCCGCGCCCCGCGGCTTTTTCGCGCAGGTCGCGGATGTAGGCCGTGCGAATCTCGTCGAGGTTCGCCGCCTGCCAGTCCAGGTCCAACCGCTTGAGCACGTCGCGTGCGCTACGCTCGCTCAGGTCCAAGTGTTCGGCGACTTCAAGTTGGGTTGGCATGGTCTGGTCCTGTTGCTGACAGGGAAGCGGAACCCCCTATGTCAGGTTGAATCTGCAAAAAAGTCGGGGTTCGAATTACCCCATTCTCAATATCGTCCGGAAGGACCCATTGATCAGGGCAACATGGCCCTGCCCCATGCCCAAGCCACCCCAGCACCGGGCGAAATCGAGGCCCGGCGTCATCCCCGGCCCATCTCGCGGGCCAATGCCCGTCGAAACAGCGGTTCGAACTCGGCAGCCGCCACACGATTGGCGACACCGTAGAAATCGAAGCGACGCCGGTAGGTCGGACGCTTGACGAAGATCAGGATGGGACGCGCCCCGCTCCCGACACGCTGCCAAATGCCCAACGGCGCAGTGCCGTTGCCTGGGCGTCCAACGAAGTAGTCAGGGGCATTGCGATTGCGCCGTTTACTGCGCGCCGTGCGGTTGGCCATGAAGCCCGATACCCGCTCGGCGGCGCCAAGCGCTGACAGTATCTGTACGATCTGGCCCCGGCTGATGTTGCCGTTGCCATCCATTCGAGCCCGTCGACCTGGTACCGCGTACATGTCGGCAGGCATCAGGCCATAGTGGATCAGTGCCTTTTCGAAGCGCTTGTGCGGTCGATTGCCGCCGTCCATATGCACCGGCAAGTACTTCGAGGCGGCAACACCCGAACTGGCTTCATCCTTGACCCACACGCGAGCGAACAACCGGGTGGCTGTGGCACTGCGCTTATAGATCGAGTTCAAGGTCCAGCGGGTGGGACGATCAAACACACGGGCGATCTCGGCTTTCTCGGCGAGCTGTACCCGTTCTGCGGTGAAGGTCAGCGCCTTGGCCGCAGCCGTTGGCACCTTGTTGCGGGCCAGCCCGTGCATCTCACGCACGATCTTGTCGATGTTGTCACGCATCTCAAGACGCATCATGGGCAACCCCCTCAGCGATAACTATCAACCGACTTTCCATACACGCGCCAAGTTGCCCGCGCTCTGGCAGACAGATCCAACGAATACCGAAAGGATGATCACCAACGGCCAGGAGTTATGCGGCATCACCAGTTGGCCCTTGCCGATGTACACCACCACTGAACCTGCTGCGACCATTACCAGCCAGGCAAGACAACTCATGCTTCGGCGAAACCGGGCGCCGCGTCGGCGGAAAGTAAACAGCCGGACAAACAACGCCACGCACAACCAAAATGTCGCTTGCGTGAGAACCTGCGGCACCAGTTGACTATCCATCCTGCCTCCCTTGCTGATCAGCAATGAGGCCGCGCCGCTTGATGACGGCCAGCGCAACGGTGACAACCACCACCGAAGCACCGAACGCCGCCGGCCCGGTGAACTTAAAGGGCCTGACGCCGAACAACTCAACCTCGGCCATGCCAGGGGCGAACATATAACCCATCACGAAAGACACGAGCAGGAACAGCACCCGCTTCCATACTGGCAATTCCTCAGTCGTGGTGAAGAAGACCAGCGAGCCAGCCAGCGCGCCGATCACCGCGAGTATATCCACGCCCGCCAGCAGGCCAGTTGCAGCCAATCCCACACCACCGGCTACGACAACAGTTGCCGGCTCGCTCATGCTGATTCTCCATTGCAGACACCCATCGGGCCGAAAATAAAAACCCCGCCGAAGCGGGGTTAGGTGACCGGCTCAGGGAAGGCCGGGTGAAGCTGCACAGCACGTGCGAGGTCAGCGCCAAGGCGCAAATTCCATATCGTGGGGACTTTTTACCCCTCTCCGGAAAAACCGAAAAGGGGTCATTTTCGGTTGTTTGACTCGACGCAACTTTGACGCAACTTTGACGCAGGTTTGAGGTAAACCACCCCGACGAATGGCTATCAGCAAAGCTGAGTGCGTTTGCTCATTGATGCCCGCGTGTAGTTGGTTTCCACCGTACCGCTCCGACGCTCACGCCCCCGTGTTGTTGCGCTGCGTACGGTCAGTATCAACAGCACCTGCTGGTGCAGCCGATGAACCCAGTTCCGGTAAGTCCTGTCGGCATCTTCAGCGAGCTGCAACAACCGAAGCTGCTCGCGCACGGTCATGGGAGGCTGGGCCAAGTATCGATTACGGGCCAACAGGGCCAATTGGGCGCCCTTCTTCGATTGCCTTTCGAGCTGGGCAACAGCGGCTGCCACCTCGGCACTGGCGTGGTCCAGACCACCACCTGCCGACATCATCAGATCTCGTGAACCTGGAGTGCCTCGGGGAGCACAGCCGCCATACTGCATGATCGTCGCCATCGGGCTACCCAAGCCCCCACCGTCGCCTACCTGGCCGTGCTGAGCGCCCCAATGCTGCATCAACGCTTCAATTTCCTCGATCATCGTCCTTTCCCCCGGAAAACCGAACCCAACACAGAAAATCCCCAACCCAACACAAACCCTACACAACTAAAACCTATATAAATCAGTGCTTTATATTGATGTGTGTAGGGTGTGCAGGGTGTGTAGCCTTTTGGGGATCTCGCATAGTCTTTTTTTTGTTCGCGCACACCAACTTCAAAAAAAAACGCATGTGCATACGCCTGCGCGCCCGACAACCCTGCACACCCCGCACATAACCCTACAGCGCACGGAATACGTTGGTTAAGTGTGTGTTGGGTCGAAAAACATAACCCTGCACAACCCTGCACACCTTGCACACTTCTAGGCGCACTCATGCCGCCACTGCCTTGATATGGTCCCAGCTGTCCACACTCCACCCTGCCAGCTTCGCCCCTGCTCGCCAGGTAGCGACCGCCTTGCCCAGATCGGCCGATGAAAGTGATGGGGGCTGGGAAGCACCAGGTCCCTCGGGGAAGAAAAGGATGCCGAACCGCCTGTTGCTGCCGTCAGTCCAAGGGATGCTCCGGGCTGTTTTTTCGACCTCAGCACTGATGAACTCGGCGAACTTGGTGTGACTGAGGGTGTGCTCTTTGTTTCGATGGCACCACTCCAGGAACAGCGCATAAAGATCCTGAGACAAACACGCACCCCACATGTTTTGCCCGAGCTGGCCGGCCCGCCAGAGGTGCAAAAATGTTTGCCAGCTGGCCCTGCTCAATGCCACCAAACGCTCCCGCGCAGGTGTGTGAGGAGGTCGGGTACGTTGATTGAAATCGCCCATATCTACGGCAAGTAACCATGCATAGAGCGCAGCCACACCGCCGTTCTCCAACTCGGTACCGATAGCGTTCTGTCGTTCGGGTGGCAACGTCTCCATAGGCCAGACCACTAGCATGCGCCGGTCGCTTTCACTGATAGGCCAGGGCAGAATCTCGTTGCTGAGAAACACCGCGTTCATATGGTTGGACTCTTCCCAACCGTTGATGAACTTCGACTCCATGCGCACCGTCTTGCCGGTGACCAGGTGTTTGATCTTTCCCACCTGGTTGTACCGCTGATCCCGGCTAACAACCTCCTCGAACACAGCCCAAAGTTTGCGGCTCTGCCAGGCATTGAAGTTGCTTTCCAGTTGGGTCTGGCCCACGGTCGCTGCATATTGGCCATACAGCTTGCCGAAGATGTCAGCGAACAGGAAACTTTTGCCGGAGCCTTCCATGATCGAATGCATCAACACCGCGGTGTCCATTTTGGCACCCAAGTGCTGGAGCGGATAAGCCAGCCAGCGAGTCAACCACAATGTGGCCTCAGGGTCGTGGTTACACAGGAAACCGAACAACCAGCGCATATTGGCGCAGGCGTCATCATTGCGCTCGGGCACAAGCGGCAAACCTTCGAAGGTATTGATGTAGATGTTGGGATCTTTGGTCATGGTGGGATCGAAGACTATGTTGTCCACGTCCACGACTCGCCGCTCAGGACTGTTCAGCCACATCCCATAGCCATCCCCCAGCGCCATCTTTACCGCACCCTCTGGCACTCGGCGCTTTTTTTCCCGGTCCCAAACATCTTTCGTGCCGTCGATGTACACGTAGCGCTCGGTGGGTACTAGCCCGAACGCACCAGCCTTCTTGCTGGCCATGCGTTTGGCCTGATCGAGCTCCCGCACCTGATCACTGGATATCAGCTTTTTGCGCGGCTCATCGGCCCATTGCTTGGCCAAGGGCTTGGTCACCAACGACTCGAATGCGGATTTCTTCATAGAAGTCCCGCGATAGGTGTCCCAGATGTTCGTCGTACCTTCGACCAACGCATACCGCCGCAACAGTTGGGCCACCGTCAGAGGTTCCTCCCCCGCGCCCCCGTCTGGAGCCGGAGCGGCCTCGCTGGTGTCATCGTTCGCGCAGCTCGGCTCGCTCATCTCACCGGATGGGGTCGGGGGAAGGTCACGCGGATCAGGGCGTGATGAATGCTGCATACCCAGCATGCGGGCAGCATCTTTCACTGCCTTTGACTGGTCGCCGCCGTGCTCGAGTAAACAGAACACCTCGAAAGCATCGTTCTGATGCCCGTTCGCGAGCGGATCGGACCGTGGTGCGAATAGACCTTGCCGTCAGTGATTGTCACACCTGGCAGGCCGGTGCTGCTCTGCGGGTAAAGCCACTTGCTACCCCGCTTGATATAGCCGTGACTACGCAGCAGTTCCTCGATGTCGTGACAGCGGTTGAACTCGTCGATTACCGACGGCTGCTTACCCGCCGCAGGTGCTGGACGCTTAATGACCTTCGCCGGCGCCGCGGATGGCTTGATCGCCCAAGGGCACGCCGCTTCGGCATCACGCTTGAAGATGTCCCAGCCTTGCCAGATGTTCAGCAAGTCAGCATTCAGCGTCGGCAGACCATCAGTGGCGCTCGGCGGCGTGCGCCAGATGTAAGGCTTGCCGGTGCCTGGGTGAATCGAAGGTGGGAACACATCCTGCACCAGCCCAGCGCGCAGCTCGAACACCGTGAAGCGCTTGTACTCTTCAGCCTCCGCGCGCGCTGCAGCCTCCCCGACACCATCGCCCTGCTCTTTCGCAGCCTTGGCCTTATCCATCAAGCCTTTGTGGATCGAACCATCAGGGTCTTTTTCATTCGGCCACGAGAGAGAATGCCGGGTCAGCTCAATGCCTTCCGGCAGCTTAAACAGCACCCGGAAACGCGTAGGGTTCCCCACAATGGTCGGGTACACCAACGCCATGGAATCCAGATCAACACCCAGCAGCTCATACAGCACATGCCGCGTCCACTGTACGTCGTCGACGTCCAGCGAACAGACACGGCTCGGCCCTAGCACAACGCCGAGGTTGTGATTCGGGTTCCGCTGCCAGAATAAGTCGGCGACTCCAGCATCGGTGATGTAGCCGCCCGGCTTGTTCCAGCCCATGCCCTTTGGGGCTTTTTCGCCTGGCTCGATTGCTACCAAAGCAAGCCCAAACTCTTCTATATAACGGCTCGCCCATCGTCTAATATCGAAGGTTTGTACAGTAAGCATTGTTTACCTCAAACCAAGAATCGGGACGATTTTCCATATGGCAATTTTTCACACACGCCAAAAATGCACTCATTGCCAAACACAAGGTGTACTTCTGTCGGGTGTAGGGATAGAAACGCTGGCGGGAGTACGCGTGCCGGCTGAGTGCAACTACTGCGGAGAAATTAACGTACTCAAACTTGGCGGTATAGCCAGTGAATTCATGGATGGCGGCTACACCCATATGACCATTAACCTTGATACGTCGGACCAATTGACTATCGATGGACACTATCCAGTGATAGAGGGTTTCGCAGTACCGATGCACTGCCCAAAGAAGATCGAGTCCACGTTTCGTGAGTCGATAGAAAACCTTCAGCGAAAAAACTTTGAAACTGCCATCTTTTTGTGTGGTAGAGCATTGGATCTTTCCACCAAAACAATGGACCAGACATGGAGGCTTGAAAAAAGACTCAAACAATTGTCGATCGATGGAAAAATCACCGCAGATATGGCGAACTGGGCAGAGGAAATAAGGCTTGATAGAAATACCGCGACTCATGAAGAGCATGACTTCACCGAAGTAGAAGCCACCGATATCGTTACCTTCACCGAAGCATTTTTGACTTACGTATTCTCGCTTCCCGCCCTCATCAGCAGTCGGCGAGCGAAAAGAGATAAGAGCTAACCTCAAAGTGTATCCACTCATCTGCGCCGCTCCCGCAACTCTTGGCAGCTGACGCAGGTTTCGCAACCTGAAATAGTCTTTTGGCGGAGCAACGGGATGGATTCATCGCAGTCATCACAAAATTGTGCACTGACTCGATTCGACGGTACCTTCCGACTCCGATGAATAGCCAAGTCGAGCAGGTATTGCGCCTGGTCGTTGGCGCGATCGATTTCGTCAGCCATGGACACGATCCTCCATCGCCTGCCGAGCACCCGACATGATGCCGAGGACTTCGCGGATCACGTCCATACCCCGCTTTTCAAGATAGAGGACTTCACTAAGC